GTGATCGAATGGCTCAGCATCTTCGTGGCGCCGATCAACGGCCGCTTGGAGCCCAATCGCCGCGCGCCTTTCGCGTTCAGTTTTCCGCTCTTCTTCAGTAATCCTGGCCGATCCATCCAGCGCGCCAGCGTCACCGCTGAATTCCTGGCCCAGACCGATCCATCCGGCGCCGTTGAAGTGCCGAAGCGGGCCTTTGTCGATGCCGCCAGGTCTTCACCGATCTCCAGCAGCAACGGCCGCGGGTTGTCGATCTTCCGAATCGCGGCCGACAACCAGCGCTGAACCTCAGCGTCCTTGATTTCGACCGTGATGATGTCCCGGCTCATCCCGCCTCAGACGCACCCCAGAGCCTACGCTGATCAACCGGGATGCCGGCGGCGTCCGCCAGCCTCTCCGCTTCCGCGCGGCCGTAGCTCTCAACCCACCACAAATAGGTCGATTCTTCATCCCCATAAACCGACGATTCCACCGGCGGTTCGGGTGCGCCGGGGTCGATGATGTCAGCCATGTTTCCTCCGATATTCGGTGCGGATAATCTCACCAATGCGAGCCGCCACAGGTCGCAACGTGGCGTTGTTCAGAGCTTCCGCCCAGCCCTCCGCCAGAAATTCAGCAACATTCGTCGCGGCATAGCCTGACAGCTCAGCCTTAATGACCCCGCTTCGGCTCATACCGATGAACATGCTCATGACGCCCGGCTGGCTGCGCAGCTTTAGTAAATAGTCGAGCTGATGACCTAGCTCGTGATCCACTATAGACCGAATCGAGTCACAACCCACGGGATGAAAGCCGGAAGCTACGCAGCGCGCCAGGTCGGCGACGAGCGCGCCGGGGTCGCCGGCCCATTTCTTATTGAATGCGATGCCTTGTAGCTTTCCCCATGACCCATCTGTCGCGGACGCCCAGACCCGGCCTGAAGTCGTTGGCTTTTTTACCATCTTCTTCGCGAACTTCAGCAGCTTTTGATCATCCGCGTCCGGGTTCACGGCTTTCAGCCGCTCCAGATAGGACGTGATCTGATCAGAGTGATAAAGGGCGTCCCGCGCCTGGCATGTGCCGACAAACTTGAGATTCGCCCGCAATTCCGGGAACTCCCGAACGTGCTCGAACAGGCTTTGATTCATGGCGTTTGCGACATCGACATGGAAGCCCTTGTAGTCCACCACGTCGGCCAGATTATTGGCCCTGGCCCAGGCTTCGGCCTACTTCGTCGTCGCCGCCGGGCGCCATTCGGCCGCGGGTTCCGCCGCCACCGCTTTCAGTTCCTTTTCTAGCGCTTTTGCGATGGGCGGGGGGTAATTCTTCGGCTCCGGCTGCCAGCCTTTGCCGGTCTCGAACCCATAATCTACCCCGGCCGGCAGTGTGTGCGTCTCGCCCCGGCGGTCTATGTGTTCATAGAAGGATTCGGGCGGCGCGGAGTCCTTGCCTGGCGTCGGTTCCGCCACAGCCCGCACCCAACAATGGCAGCGCCAGGCTTTGACCGGCCGGTGGGCGTCCCACCAGGGATCATCAAACCGCAGGGTCAGGCCATTCCAGGCCACATGCAGAGGCCGATGATTTTCCGCCTGACCGATGTTGTACTGAAGATAGGGCCGGGCCGCTCGCAGTTCCGGGTCCGCAAGTTGGATATCCCGGCCGCGGGCGTAGCTCGTCGCCATGTTCGTGTCGTAGATCGTCGCGGCCCGGATGCCCGGCGCGCCGCGATGCGCCCAGCCATGGGTCTCGACAATCGAATCGAAGCGCTTGCGAAACCAATCAATGGACTGGCCCTGCTCGATCACTTCGAGCGTCGCGTCGTACAGGTCCGACAGTAGCCCCGCCTTTTGCGCCCCCGCGACCATGAAGCCGCGGCGGTGAAAGCTGGGCTCCACGTCGTCGAAATAATCCGTCCCGACCTGAAGCCCGGCCTTGGACTTGAAGAACTCGATTTGCTCAGCGAAGGGGAGCTTCGCGTTATCTATAGATAGCGTGTCGGGACCGAGCTTGAGGGGCATCAGTGCCCCCGGCTGACATCAAACCGTCCCGCCAGTTCCGCGCATTCCAGGCCCTCGGCATACAGCCCCGCCAGCGTCGCCGAGTTCAGCGATTCAAACAGCGCGGGCAGCTCGTCGCGGAGTTTGGCCGCGTCTTCCGGGCTTCGACAGGCTTCGACCTTCGTCCGGAGCACTGCCTCCCATTCCGCCAACGGACCGGCGGCGCGCTCGGCGAGCTGCGCGGCGTAGGCGCTCACCGGTGTGCGCTCCGCCGTTGCGGTGCCGGCTGCCAATGCCGCCTTGGTCGCGGCGGGCTGGGGCTGAGGGTTCACATTCTTGGCCGACGTGGTATCGACCACGGGCTTCTCGGGGACCACCATCGGCGCCAGCGCGTCCTCATCGTCGTCAGGCGCTGGGATTTTCGTGACTTCGTTAAGCCATTGCCGAGAGAATCGCCCGCCGACCGCCACCAGCTTCGGCAGCGACTCGGCCAGCGCGGAGATGTCCGCGGAATCGGCGGTGTCGAACTTGTGGCGAGGGCAGCGCAGCCGGTCGATGCCGGCGCCTTCGGGGTTCATGGTCAGGATCAGCCAGCCGAACGCGGTCAGGGTCTGGTCGATCTGGCGGGCGTCGGCTGTCGTCAGGTCCCACTTGACTTCGTTGCGCTCCTTGCTCTCGGTGGCCGTCTTACCGCCCTGGTAATGCTGGCCGGTGATGATCTTGCTGGCGGTCGCTTCGGCCCAGTTGACCATGCCCATGAACAGGTCGCCGCCGGCCGCGGCCGTGCCCTGGATGATCTCGATTTCCATCGAATTGGGGATGATGCCGCCCGCGTTGCGGCCGATCCCCAGCACGGCTTGCAGCAGCTTCCGCTTTTCCAAGTCGGTGGCGTTGCCCTGGTGCTTGCCGATGCGGATGGGGAGGCCCCAGATTTCCAGCAGTTCGGCCAGGTCCCGGATGGAGTAATTCGCGAAGAGATACGGCCAGGCCAGCGACCGCACCAGGCCGATCCGGGCGAGATGGCCGGACCGCGCCCGATGCCGATGCAGAATCCAGGACCCCGGCCGCAGTCGGAGCCCATCCGCCGATCCATCACGCAGCCGCAGCCTGGTGCGGGTCTCAAGATCAAGACGAAACCACGTCGGCGGCCGTTGCTCGATCGCCGCCGACAGCCAGCGCCCGCTTTCATGCGCCCAGGTGATTTCTTGCGCGCTGAAGCCGTGGCCCATGGCGTCGGCGCAGCCCATGATGACCGAATCCAGCGTCGCGGGCTCCTGTTCGTCATCGTCCAGGCCGGCAATGCCGATGCCCGATAGGTGGCCGTCGAAAATATCGTTGAGGTAATCCGCCGCCTTCTTCTCGCGGCGGTTCGCGTCGTCCGGCGGGACAAACCTCCGATCAAGCGTGAGCAGCGCCCGCTCGCGTCGGCCCATCTCGGCGTCGCAGTGGCCCCATTTTTCGCGGATGTCCTGCCACAGTTCGGCCTGGTCGGTGATCTCGCCGGTTTCGGCCCGTTGCAGCAGCGCCGCCAGCCGGGCCGGCGTTAGACCGCGGGAGGGATGCCCCGCGAACTCGCGGGGCAGATACGCCAGACGGGGGTCGCTGCTTTGCGGCTCCGCGAGGCTTCGGCTTTCGATGGGGTTGCCATAGAGATCGACGATCACAGCACAGTGCTCCGGTTGACGACGAGATCGCCTTCGATGGCGCCGGCATTGGGCGCGGCGGTTTCCCAGCGCCAGCACCAGCGGCCGGCGGCACTCAGCAGAACATCGGCGTGAAAAGCGCCCAGGGCATCGCGGACCACTTCGGACGCTGTGCCGTAGATATAGGACGTCACTGTCCCGGATGGCGCTTTGACCTTGAGCGTCAGAGTGCCGGGGTCGGCGGCTCCGCCGTTCGCGTTGACGATTGACACGCTCAGGCGGGCATATTGACCGGGCCACCAGGTATCAGACATGCGCGGCCCTCGTCGTCAGCGTCGCCGCCCGGCGGGCTCGCGTGGTCAGCGTCGCAAGGCGGCGGGCGCGGCCGGTGAATCGGTAGTAAATGCGGGGCGCGGTGCCGCCGGTCAGGGTTCCGCTGGCGGTCGCGGTGGCGGTCGCATTCGCGGCCAGGAGGATTTCGACGGTCAGCGAACCGTTGGCAACAGCCTCGGCAATCGCCGCCGCGCTCAGAGCGATGTTCGTTGTCAGCGTCCCGATGGCCGATGCCTCCGCCGTGGCGGCGGCGGCCAGTTCGATTGGGTTGAAATCCGTGGTCAGGCTCGCGGTTGCCGTGGCCGCGGCCAACGCAGCGCCTTCGAGCCGGATTTGAGTCGTCAAGACCCCGCCAGCGGAGGCCTCCGCCAGTGCCTCGCCCGCCAGGGTAATTTGCGCGGTGAGGTCGCCGGTTGCGGTCGAGACCGCCAGCGCGGAGGCGCTTAATGGGATTTCTGTCGTCAATGTGCCGGCCGCTGTCGCTACTGACAGCGCGGCGGCGGCAAGGGTAATGCCGGCAGTCAGTTCAGCGGCCGCAGTCGCCGCGGCGGTTGCTGTGGCCGCTAGGTCCGCAGCCGCCGCGCTGTCCGGAACCCAGATAAACGCCCTCGGCCGGTATGCTGCGAGGCCCGCGGAATATTCAGCCAGCAGCTCGACCCGCGTCAGCCCTCGGTCCCACACTCGCGCCCGGCGAATTCGCATAGCAGCGGGAACCGATGCACCGTTCCCGGTGATGGTCGGCCCCCCGATAAACAAGTTCGGAGCGGTGTAGTTTGCACGTCCACCGCTACCCGCGACGACCTGGCCGGCGTTGATTCCGTTAATCCAGCTCTCAGAGTTGTTCGCGTCGAGCGTGCCGGCGAGCATGACCCAGCGCCGCACCGGCACTTTCAATGTTGACGGGGTGAATGCGCTACCCAGTATCCACCACCTCAAATAGCCTGAGCCGTCTATCCAGAGGATTCCGTCATGAACCGTATCCCCTGGCGAGTTTTGAAACCCCGCAACATACGCAGCCACGCCGGGCAACGCTGGCAGCCAGACCCAGACCGCAAGTGTTCGCTGCGGCAAATTTAGAATAGCGTCGCCGCGGACATAATTGGTGCTGCCATCCAGCGCCAAGCACCGTTGCCCCGGCTGCGGAATCCATTGCGCGGTCCCGGCGATGCTGCCAATTCCGCGACTAGCGCGATTAAGCGCTTTATTTCCCGTTCCGTCCCAAAGCGGGAAATCCGCGACCAGGCCCCTAGTAATCCCGGCTTGCGATGGCCGCGGCGGGAATCTCATCAGGCGTACCTGCGCGTCACGACGCGAGCCCGAACCACGATATTTCTGCTCGCCCCTTGCGGGGCTTGGACCACAACCTTAAATCCCGTCGGCGCCATACGCAGTGGCACAGACAGCCGCGCCGGGTCTTCGCCGGGGGTATTTGTTGCCCATGTATCCAGCGCCGCGACCGGCTCCGCGTGTTCTTGCGTCGCGTAGTCGTTGCCGCTGTCGCCGAGGATGTCGCCAGATGTGTAGGCAATGGCGACATTCACGATGTCGCCAGACGCTGGGGTGCCGGCGTTATCCGCCGACACTGAAAGCTCTGCCTCGTGGTCGTCGGCATTGAACAGAAATTCATCCGACACGACATAACTGGTACTACTCAGCGTCGTTGACGCTGCCGCTGACCAGGTGATTTGGGTTTCCTGACGGGACCACGCGGGCACGGTCAGTCTCCGTACACGCGGGCCTGGCTGGCATCAACCGCGCTAATCGGCCCCTCCCATGTCATGACCGCGGGATCGGAATCGGTACCGTCGCCGACCGCGAAAAGCGCCTCGACCCGATTGGCTTCCCGCTTCCATGCACCGTGGAAATTTTCGCGGGTCGCCTGCACGGATGGGTGCGCCCCCCCGAACGTGTTATCGATCATGACACGGATTGCCGGGTTGCTCGGGTTGAGCGGCTGCGTACCGTTGCCGGTCCAGAACGACCACTGATTAAACCGGTCCGTCGGAATGTTGTCGAACGCATCGCCAGCGATGAGGCTGGCCGGCGATGACCCGCCGTATTCGTCCGGCCCGATCTCAGTTTTGAACACGATTACCGCGGGATTCGCCGGCGCGTTGAAATAATCCGCAATGGCCTGGTCATCACCGGTTGCAATAGCGGGAGCCAGCGCCAGCGCGGCCAACATGGCGGCTTTCAGGGTCAAAAGTTGGGAAGGGGTCATGTCGTCTCCGTTCAGTTGTCGATTTGAAAAGTCAGCGCCCCGGCCGCGAATGACGGGGCCGAATCGCCGCTGTTGATGGTCTTGGCGACTGTCAGGGTCGTATAGACCCAGATGTTGCCGCTGCTGGAGGCGTCCGTGAGCGCTACGCAAGTCACCACGCCCCAGTTCGCCGTCGGCGCGGGGAAGGTGACGGCGGCGTTGTTGCTGATCGTGCCGCCAGTACCGGATGATGCCGTCGTACTGCCGGCCGATTGCGTGCCGGCCCATTGTGTAAGCCCTGCGGTCACCGCGACGCGGGCATAGCTGCCGCCGCTAACCTCGGTCCCGGCGGTGCTGTCGGTCGGGCACGTCGTGTACAGCGCGACGTACCACGTTGCTGGGGCGCCAATGGATTGGCCCCGCACCAGGGCGTCGACGAGCTTGTTCTCGCCGTAGTCGCTGATCGATGCCGCCTGCGCGGCGAGCGCCGCGACGACCAGCAAAATTGTCAAAATCAACCGCTTCATCATTGCGCTCCTTTCCACGTCAAATAGTTGCTCATCTCCAGCCTCGCGATCTCATCCCGCGCGGCCGCGTATCGGTTCAGTTCCTGCTCTCGCTGCTCTTTCGTAAGGCTTCGCAGATACCGGGCGGCTTGCTTAAAGCGGTTGTGACAGGCTTCTATATCGCCCGCCCAGCGCGCTTCTTTGGCGATGAATGCGGGGTCGTCGGCGTGGCCGATGTTCGGGCCGTTCATGCGAATGCCGCCCGGATGATGTGTAGTAGCCACACGTAGCCGCTTATCAGCGCCACCAGGCCCAGGCCCAGCCAAAGCCATGGCCCCTTCACCACGCGCCCTCCGGTTCCAGCGCCAGGTCATCCTCGGCCGGGTTCGACATGAAATCCCGCCCGGCGTCGGTTTTCCCGTCCCAGCCGGCGCGCTTGTCGGGTAGCGGCAGATAGTCGATTTCGCCCACGTCCAGACGGGCGGCATAGTCGGCGAGCATTCCGGCGATGGCGGAATCGCCGTGGCGGTCGCCTTTCTTGTTGGTCTTGCCCTCGGGGACTCTCGGCACTCCGCGCACCAGCTTGACCGCCCGGTGATCTTCCAGGATGTCGTCGGACTCCGGGATTTCAATCAGCCGATCCTCAAACAGCGCTTTGTACTTCGGGAAGTTGTCCCGATAGAACGCCTCGGTGAATTTCACGGGCTCGACCCGGCTGCCGAATTCGTCGGCGGCGGCTTCGGCGATGCTGGCGCCGTTGCCGGTCGCGTCCAGGGCCATGCCGCCGAGACGTGGCAGGGCGTGGCCCATCGCGAATAGGACCTGCTCTTGCTGGCGGAATGGCACGTTATGCAACTCGACGGCGAAGGGCACCCGGCGGCGGGTGGCGTCGATCTCCATCGGAATCATTGCCGTCATGTCCCCGGACCGCGCAAAGTCCATCCCGAAGGAATGCCGCCGCGCCGTGTTCAGTAGCGGGAAAACCGGGGCCAGATGCTCGGCGATCCAATCGTCCATCACTTTCCGCCGGGTCGGCTCGGCGGAAAAATTGAAATCCCGGTCCCCGTCGAACCGAATGACGGGCGCGGGCCTCATGCAGGCTTCGACGATGGCGCGGGCGAAATAGCCGGCGCCGCCGTAGGCCGGGATGCAGAAAAGTTCCTCATCCTCGTTCGGACGGTAGCGCTTGATGAGCTGCTCGCGCCACTCCGCTTCCTTCGCGGGACTCCAGGACTGCCCGGAGACCTGGCAAATCCGCTTGTACAGGCCATCCGCCAGGGCGTCATCCAGCGTGATCCGATGCAGCGAATAATCGTAGCGCCCTGCGCGGATGTCGTTGCAGAGCGTGGCAAACGGGTTGTCGTCGCCGTTGTGCGTGCTGAGGATGTGAATCTCGCCGCCCCACATCGTCATTGCCATGGCGGCTTTCAGCAGTTCGGCCAGGTCGTCAACGAATGCCGCCTCGTCGATCACTAGCCGGTCTTTCGGCCGGCCCTTGCTGCGCAGGTTGCGGGGGTTGCTGCTGAAGGCGTGGACGTGCTTGCCGCTGGCGAAATCGATGGTGTAGGAGAAAATTGACTTGTCCGGGTTTTTCGGGTCAGGGAAAACCGCCTCACCGATTTCCGAGGCCCCGGCGCCGAATTTCTTCGCCCAATCCGCGCAGTCGCTGATAAATCCTTGCGTCATCTCCTTGTCGAAGGAGATGTAATAGACATTGCCGCCATTCGCGGCCGAAGCGTGAAGGACCGAATCCGCGGCCTCGTCATAGCTCATGCCGATCCGCCGCGACTTCTCGCACACCTTCACCGGCGCCGGGTCGTTATTCCAACGGATTTGGTAGCCTAGAAGGAGGGATTCGGGTGTCATTCACCGACCTCGTTGCCGAACGCTTCAAAGCCGGGCCGATGTTGCCGCGCAAAGATATCAAGGCGCGGGGCGGGGGAAAGCTCGGCAATCATCTGGTAAGCCTCTGGCGGCTTTTCACTATGCCGCTTCGGCTTCGGCCAGGTCTGAATCTGACGCGGGCAGCGTTTCGGCTCGACCAGAGGTGCGCCACGGCGGCCGAACCAGTACAGGAATTCGGCCTGGCTGCGGACATGCCGACCCATCCCGAGCCCTGGTTTGTGCCAGATGAACACCCCGCGGAATTTGAACGCCCACGATTGACCCAGCAGCATGGCGTCGCCAAGGCTTCGGCTTGTCGCCCAGATGAAAAGCTGGGCATCGTCGGCGGCCAGTTCACGCACATTGAGCGCCGCCACCTGAATTCCCGTCATCGTCGCGTAAGGGATCAGTGACAGCCTCATTTCGCCGCTCCCTTGCGAATCGAATGCCGGCACTTCGCCGGGGCCGGGCCACGGCGGGTCAATAACGATGG